AACAATCAATTTTGCAAACATCAACGGATTAGTAGGTAAATTAATTAATAAAGGTGGTCAACGGTACGCGCCTAAATTAATGATATCTAACTCGTATGTACAAGATAAGTTTTTAAATTCTCAGCAATCACAGCAACGCTTCACAAGTGAAAACGATTTAAAATCTGGGTTTGCCGGCGTTAAATTTAGAAATATTGACTGGTTTGTTGACGAATATTGTCAAGGGTCAGGGGATGCAGCTGTGGATGATAACCATTTGTATATCATTGCGCCTGAAACAATGAGCCTCAAGTATAAATATGGTTTTGAAGGCAAAAACGCCCCAACAAACGTGAATGCTCCATTGCCCAATCAGTCAGCAGTTCTATCTAAGCACGACATGGCTTACAATTTGGTTTGTAAAGCTCGCAGATACAATGGTGTCTTCAAAAATTTACAATCATAATAAAATTTAGAAAAAGGAGTAAAATATGTCATACATTAACGCAATTGATACAGATGATTTAGTAAACCCATCTAGCAACAGAAAATATGATCTTGGTGCTAAGTTTGTTGACTACAACGATACAAATGCAATTAACAAAGAATACGTATATGCTAAAGCACATGGCGCATTAACACAGTACCAGCCATATCAATTATCAGTTTTAAACACTGCTGGAGCAGAAGTTTCAACTAAAGCCCCTGCAACTACTGCAAGTGGCGCTACTGTTGTTGTTCCTCAAGTAGCTGTAAGTTCTGGGTACTACGCTTGGTTCTTAGTCAAAGGTGTTGGTACCGTATTAACCACTGACACTTTTGCAGCAGGTGATTACGCTGAAGTATTGAACGCAGGCACTGGATTTAAATTAGACGGTGGTGTTTCTGGTTCAACTGCTGAAGGTGCGGGTTCCGTTGGAATCGCAACTACTGCAACTAGCGGTGGTTCAGCATCTTTCGTATTATCAGGTAACGTAGTAGCTGTAGCGGCTTCTTAATAGTTTTTAGGGTGGTGGCCACGTGCCACCCCCACAACTAAGATAATGGCAAATTACCAAGATATAATTGCAAACAATGGAATTAAGTACTTCGCGTCAACTGGGACTGGTACAGATACCGACCCTTACATTCCATCAACGTCAACGGCGATTAGTGCCGAAGAGGTATCTAGTATTACTAATTTTAATGTGTCTATAGGCACAAGTAGCACACAAGTTTTAGCTGCAAACAGTAACAGAAAATTACTAATATTAGTTAACGACAGCGATGAGCCTATTTATGTGTCACTAGGGGCAACAGCAACGCTTAATAATGGTATTCGTTTAAATGCAAGCGGTGGGGCGTTAGCATTGGATAACCCCATATTTAAAGGGGTAGTTAATGCAATATCAGCGAACGGAAGTAAAACGCTTGTAGGTGCCGAGGGATGACATACATCTATAACCCAACTGAAGGTGGCGGTGGTGGTGGTTCAGATAAGTTTTTATCATCACTAGGCTTTGACACTGGAACAGGTGTTCTCACAGCTACGATGAACGATAGTGCAACAAGAACCGTAGATTTAGATGGACGATATTTAGAAAACGTCGTAGAAGACACAACGCCACAATTAGGTGGAGACTTAGATTTAAATAGCAGTGACATAACTGGTACAGGCGATATAAATATAACAGGCTCTGGTACTCTGTCAGGCGATTTGACAGTAGACACTAATACGCTATATGTCGATTCAACAAATAATCAAGTAGGCATTGGCACAACAACACTAGCAGAGGCGCTCACTGTCAATGGCAACGTTGAAGCTGACAACTTTATTGGTGGCTTACGTGGTGAGGTGCAATTTAAAGCTAAAGCCGGTGAGGCAATAACAAAAGGTGACCCATTATATATCTCAGGGTTTGATGTAAGTGGAAATACTCCGGTCGTTGGCATTGCTGATGCAAATGATGCTAATAAAATGCCAGCGTTTGGGTTAGCTGAAAGTACAGTTTCTAATAGTGCATCTATAAATGTAGTTACTTTTGGGACATTGTCAGGAATAGATACAAGCTCATTTAGTTTAGGTGATATTTTATATGTTTCTGACACAGGTACACTGACAGCAACAAAACCTTATGGTGAGTCATCAAAAGTACAAAACATTGGGAAAGTTCAACGAGTACATGCTAGTGCAGGAAGCATAAAAGTCGGTGGCGCAGGTCGTACTAATGACGTGCCTAATCTTAACGATGGGAATGTGTTTATTGGTAATGCAAGCAATACATGGGAAGCTAGGGCCTTAACCCTTGATGATATCTCAGAAACAGCTACAAATAAGCATTTTACAGCTAGCGACAATACTAAATTAGATGGCATCGCAACGGGTGCAGAGGTTAATGTAAATGCCGACTGGAACGCAGTTAGTGGTGATGCGCAGATATTAAACAAACCAACAACAATTACAAGTGCAGAACAAACTAAGCTAGGGCATATATCCGTTACACAGGCAGTGGACCTAGACACGATGGAATCAGATGTAACAACTAACAACGCCAAGGTGACCAATGCAACTCATACAGGTGACGTCACAGGTGCCACAGCTTTAACGATCGCTGATGAAGCCGTTACCAATGCAAAAATGGCACACGTTGCAACAGGAACGGTTAAGGGCAGAACAACAGCAGGTACAGGCGATGTGGAAGATATAACAATATCAACAACACTTAAAACAGCACTGGGTTTAGTTAAAGGCGATGTAGGGCTTGGGAATGTAGCAAATGTAGATACGACTAATGCAAGCAATATATCTAGTGGAACATTAGCAGAAGCACGACTACCTAGTATAGATGCGGATAATACGACAATTAGTAATTTAACAGTTACAAATTTAAAAGCTGGAGTACTTGATACAGATTTAACCAGTGTTAGTGCAAGTCATGATACGCTTGCAAGCGCTAAAGCAATAAAAGATTATATAGATGAAAGGGTACAGTATGCGTTGGATAATGCTACGCAGTATTTTGGGTAAATGATGGCAAGTATTACAGATCAACTAGATAAATACAGACGACGACTTGAGGACAAATACATTCACGAAGACATGACTGCAAAACAAAAAGCAGATAGAAAAATTGTAATAGATATGGGAATTGATGCTATGGGGTATGGCATTCATGACTTTTCACAAAAAATTGAGAAAGATGTAAATAGACATAAATTGATATTGAAGGGCATAATAAGTGGTATTGCGATTGTCTCAACGGCTTTGATTGGGATTGTTATTCAGCACTTATTGAGTTAGGAGTAAATATGTTAGTAAGCGACGTTATAGATAGAATTAATACGGCTATAAGTGATGAGGACAGCACCAAAGCTACAAGCAGTTTGTTTACAAATAAAAGAAAAGTTAATCAACTAAAAAATGCACTAGATGTGTATGCAAGTACAACTAAGGGTATTGAGGATATTTATAGTACAGTTGTAAATTTATCAAGACGTGTTGTTGCAGGACCGACAGATGCAATAAGGTCTGAAGCGTATAGAATGGCCTATATATGGGTAACAGGAACGAAATACCCCTTAAATTATAAAGATTTAAATTTCGTTACGAGTGAGTTTCCGCATGCCACAGACGGAGGAATCCCAAGGTTTTTTAATGTGTGGGACAACGAAATAACAATATACCCTGAAAATACAAATACCCCACAAACAACCACGCTTGACGGTGCAATTAGTGACAGCGCTACAACAATTACTGTAGCATCTACTAATAATTTTCCCGATATAAACGGACGAATAACAATTAATAATGAAAAAATCCGTTACACAGCAAAAACAGCAACAACGTTTAGTGGATGTACTAGAGGCATTGAAAATACAACCGCAGCAAGTCATAGCAATACCGATACTGTCACACATAATAATTTTATTTTGTATTATAGAAAAAAACATTTTGTCATTAGTGTAGATGCTAATGACACCATATCAGCCACTGATTTAGCTAAAGAAATGGAAATCCCAGACGAGCATATTGAATCAATTATCGATTTAGTTGCGTATCGTTTATTAATTCTAATTGATGATTACGCTAGGGCAGACCGCTATAAAATTGACGCAGCAGCCTTCTATAAGCAAGCAGCTAACGAAATACAAGCTGGATATGCAGACGTTATACAAGCAGGTATGATTGGCGGAGCCTATGACTGGGAAGTTAACAATATAGGGAGTACAATTTGAGCTTTGTTGTAGAGTCGTACCAATCTAAAGGACTACGAGACGATAAAGGGCGCAAGTTTGTGTCGCCTGATTATTTTTACAACATAGAAAATATGAACTATGACAGCATTATAGGGTGTCGTAGAATAAAAGCACCAAGTGTTCAATATAACGTAGGAAGCAATCAAATTGATGGTGGTTTTGATTTTCGGTATATTGATTCAGTAGGGCAATTTCAAAGTGAAAAAATAATTGTTCAAGGGGGCTCAATCGTTAAAGACTTCCTGACTAGCCCGAGTACAATTTATACAGGATTAACAGCCGGTAAGAAATGCACGTTTGGGATTCTTAACGATAAATTATTTATTTCAAATGGGTTCGATTATCCGTTGGTGTATGACGGAACTTATGTAAAACAAATGGGCGCACCTACTGCTAAAGACTTACTAGTTGCCGGTGGACTAACTGGTGACTACTATTACGCTATGAGCTACGTTGTTGATGGGGTTGAACTTATATTAGGGACTATTAGCAACACCATAACCGTATCAAGTAAAAGTATTGATCTTGATTTACCAGTTGGGATTGCTACCTGTACATCACGTAAAATATACCGTACAGAAGCAGGCGGAAGCACATTAAAGCTACTAACAACGATTAATGATAACACGACTACAACGTATCAAGATAACACAGCTGACGGCTCACTAAGCGCAAATATTCCTAGTACGAACAGCTCATGCCCAACACCACAATTTATTACTGTTAAAGACGAAAAGATTATAGGCGCAGTTAATGCTAATAGACCAAACTACTTGTATGTCACAGAGTACGAGGTAGAAGTATTTTTTAACACGTCCGGGGTATATGATGTTTCTGGTGTAGGTAATGACAATTCACCACTAACCGGCTTAATTGAAGACTATAATCAAATGGTTGTTTTTTCGGAAAACCATATATACTTGGCGGATACGTCAGGCTTAACCACAAGTGTGAAACAAACTACATCTAACGTGGGCTGTATTGATGGTTTTAGTATCGCTAGAATACCAGAAAATGACGTATTGCAAGGTGGTATTATGTTTGTTTCTAATTTGTATGATGTCCGTATTTTTAGTGGTAACATTGCCACCAACCTTGCGACAAGTTTTGACAATTTAACAACAAATAATTTTAGTTCGGCTTTAAACAAAGATAGTTTAAAGAATCAACTAAAAGATAATCCACTAGAAGCAGCATTTTATGATTATAAGTATCATCTAATTGCTGAAACGTTTATGTATGTTTATGACATACGTAATAGTGGTTGGACAAAGTATTTTATAAAAACAACAAGTTATCAGCCAACGTACTGGCGGTTTTTTCAGATCAATGAAGATTTGTATGTTACGCAGAAGAACGCAGGGATTGTTGAGCAAATGTATAATGCACTGACCTACAGAGGCGAAGAACTGACAGCATTTTTTGAGACCCCTGAAATTGCTGTGGGAACAGAAAAGAAGTTTTATAAAAATCTTTATGTGTATTATGACAAATCAGGAAGCAATACATTGACAGCACTTGCCACAATAGACAGCACTAAAACAGTAACGGCCACCATCACATACGATGGGGCGTATTATGATTTTGATTATTACGATGAAGATTATTTCGAAACCACAGAGGACGAAGAAGATTATAAAGTCGTATACATAAATAAATACGCTAATTGGATGCGGTTTAAGATAAGCACACAAACTCAAGCAGTGATTAAAGGTTGGAAACTGGAGGGTAGAGTTGTTTGAAGTTAAAGAAACTAAAATTTCTGTTAATGAGGTTATAGACAATGCGGAAGCTATAATTGCAACAGGTGAACCGGTAGAGATGCCATTAACTCATCGTTTTACTGACGGTATGTACATTAGAGAAATATTTATGCCTGCAGGAACATTGCTAACATCTAAAATACATAAAACGAGACATCCATTCGTGGTAAGTAAGGGAAAGTGTATAGTTTACGATGGAAGCAAGCCAGAAACTATAAGCGCACCTTACACAGGAATAACAGAAGCAAATACAAGAAGATTGCTTTACATTGAAGAAGATACTATCTGGACCACGTTTCACGTCACAAATAAAACCGATGTTGATGAAATAGAAAAAGAAATTATAAAAGATCATAAAAATAATTTAGTAGATGAAGAATTATTAAAAGAATTTAATAAAATTAACCGATCTAATAATACAACTATTAAAAATAAGGAGGCATTACAATGAGTTGGGTAGCTATCGGAGCAGCCGTTACTGGGGCTGTTGTTACAGGAGCTTTTACGAGCGAACAACAAAAAAAGGCGAGGGAACAAGAAGAGGCGCTGACAGAACAACAATTAGAACAGCAAAAGGAGCTAACAGAACTACAATTAGAACAGCAAAAACAGCA